ATGTAGATCAACCAATAGCATGGTCAATCTAACTATTTCTCATGCCAATAATATGTACCATGTGACAAGAAATTCAATTGTGAATTCACATTGCCACCGTCGGCACAAGAGAACAGATCCACCACATACACGTCACCACCCGAGTACCGGGTAGGCGTCGCAAACCAAGTGTAGTTCTGCATCTGCGCGATAACATCGCTCTCAGGATCCTTCTCATATCCAATCTCCTTCTCATTATACCGAATCTTCTTATTGACACCAATATAATCTCGGTAATTCCTGAAAACACCATTGCCATTCGGCGACTGGATAGGGAGTGTCCTGTCCATCAATATTCGGTTGCGATTGCGATCGCACACAGCAACGAATAAGTCATAGTAATCGGTCCCTAGCGTACCCTGAAACAACTGCCTCAGAGTGGCTCCCAAGCCAGAATCGCCAGTAGTAGTGATTGGACGCACAGCTCGTACGTACCCATGTTGTGAGTCATACTGCGCCATTGTGTTCGGCAAGACCGACGCAATCATATCATCGGAGTGACATTGGAAGGCAATTCGTCTCCACCTCCAATTTCCACCGTCAACGGTTTCAATCGTTACCTTGTCCAAGTACCCCTTCGCATACACTTCGGTCTTTTGCCGAGCGTATTCGCTCTCAGCCTCAGTCCACTGAGACCCACGAGCTGAGGCGCAAAATATAACTGCGCTCAGATTCGCACTCGACATAACAGTGGGGATACCCACAACTGTGGATGCCCCATCAGACGAGATGTTGGCAGATGCCATATTGTCATGACATTTATTGGCCGCGGTATTCACCACCTGCCGACGTGTCATGCTACGACGGACATACCGCCTCGCGCCACGCCTGAACTTGCGACGATAGCGCCTGACACCCCGCCGGACACGCCGACGGAAATTTGCCCTTCTTCGATAACGTGAATAAACCATGTTGCATACCCGTTAGAACGTTTGCACGTAGCGGGGGGGACACAGGTATTTATAGTTGTGACCCGTGTCCCACGTCCTGTTGGAGTTAATATTATTTTCCAACAGGACACACTCAGTCACATGACCTTCCACTGCAATGCCCGCTACTTCCTACTCACCTATCCTCAGTGCGGCGACCTCGACCCCTGGGCGGTTAGTAACCACCTTGGAGAACTTCGAGGAGAATGCATCGTCGCACGAGAAGCCCATGCTGATGGTGGAACTCACCTACACGCTTTTGTTGACTTCGGCCGGAAATTCCGATCTCGACGTACCAGCGTCTTTGATGTCGGTGACCATCACCCAAATGTCTCAGCTACGCACTCTTCACCACGCGAGGGTTTCGACTATGCGTGCAAAGATGGTGACATTGTGGCAGGGGGACTGGGCAGACCAGAACCACGCAATACGACTGAGCGAGTACATCGATGGCATGATATCGTCGCTGCAGAAAGTCGAGAGCAGTTTTTCGAAATGCTTTTGGCACATGATCCACGAACTCTATGTACCAGCTTTACCCAGCTCACAAAATATGCCGATTGGCGCTATCGAGAAGATCCTGAGCCGTATCGATCCCCAGAGGGTGTGGTTATTGATACATCAAGATTTCCTGAAATTGAGGAATGGGCACGTCGGTCGCTACAATCTGTACAGCACTGTAAGTAATCACCCCAGGGACTCGCTTAGCCGCGAGCCCCAATTTAAAGTAGTCCGGAAGGGGGTTGGGCATTCTAACCCTAACCCTATCCCTAACCCTAACCCTAACCAGCTAACTTATGTCAGCAAGTGGGCAGCGCATGCAATCGCTAGTTATGTGGGGTCCGAGCCGGATGGGGAAGACTGTCTGGGCACGGAGCCTAGGCAACCACGCTTACTTTGGCGGCCTTTTCTCTCTGCAAGAAGAAGTTTCCACAGTCGACTACGCAGTCTTCGACGACATTAACGGCGGAATATCTTTCTTCCCACAATACAAATGGTGGCTGGGTCACCAGAAACAATTTTACGCCACCGACAAGTACAAGGGCAAACAACTAATCACATGGGGTAAGCCAGCAATCTGGCTCTCAAATACAGATCCACGTGGTGAGAACGGGGCGGATTATGATTGGCTAAACGCAAATTGTGTATTTATTTATGTAGATCAACCAATAGCATGGTCAATCTAACTATTTCTCATGCCAATAATATGTACCATGTGACAAGAAATTCAATTGTGAATTCACATTGCCACCG